AACCTGCCTTTAGCGTTAACGTTAAAAGATTCCTTCGGTGGGTAGGGGGCATACACCCAATAGGCAACATTTGCCGGTTTTTCATTCTTTATTTTTCCTTGACACCTCGCCCCATCTTGGCATTAAACTTGAAAACCCCTTTCATTCACTAACGAAGTTCGTCCAGTAACCTTCAGGGTGTCCTTCGAGAGTCGGCGGCTTAACTGTTGTTATCCATCCTTTGTGGATATGCACCGGCACAACGCTAAGGGACGAATCCATTGTGAGATTCATCACTGTGATGTTTGTCCCTTTGATTATGATCGCCGAATTTGTTAGCACGATCCCGCGCAAATCGAGCTTGCAGTTGTCACTAAGCACAATCAGGCATGGGTCTGGATTCTCCTGCGCTTTGTGCTTGCTGTTGATTGCGCGGATTCCAAACACCAGCGCCACAAATCCAACCATGCAATAGCAAATGACTCGATCTGTCGCTTTCATTCCTTATCCTCCTTGTTGTATTGTCCCGTCAAAAGGTTCAGCCGGAAGCCTTTCGCGGTCATCTCGTCGAACTCTTTGGCGTGCTCTTGCGGGGTGAACGGGACGAGTTCTTTTGGGATGCCCATCCCTGCGAACACTTGATTTAGAATCTTGGCTTCGAACTCGGTATATTCTTTCGAATACGACATAGCCGCTTCGTCCCAAGCTTGTCCGGTGTAGTGAATCACAACCTCCCCTCGATCTCCTTCACTTTGTTAATCGCGGCCCTGACCTCTTCCTTGCGCTCGGCTGGCATGGCAGACAAGTCGTAGCCATCCACCAGTGTTTCGATGCGGTCGCATTCTCGGATGAACTTCACAACGAGTGATTGTTGGATGTCCAAGTCGGACATGCCGAGCGCCTTGGCTTTAGTTTCAGGTTCGGGCAGGATGCCGATGGCGATGTAGGCCTGGCGCAAACCTTCGCAGTTTGTCAAATCCACTCCATGGAGTGATTTTGCCAGCAGCATCCATTTGCGCGCCGTGTTTGCGTGGATTTCGTTGCAGTTATCGAGTAGCCATTTCTCCCAGCCACCATGCCCGATTGACCGCTTGGCTTGTATTAGGAGCTTGCCACACTCGATTGCTGCGACGATGGCTGCCTTGCCATTTCGAGAACTTTCGCCCGCAAATCGGACCGCTTCCCCGAATTTGCTGTTGATGTCGTCGGCGATTCGGTCGAGTCGGACAAGGCTTTGCGTTTTAGGTGATTCGATTTGCATACTTTGCTGAACGTTTGGCGCGCTTCGTTGGATCGCATGCCGGTGGCTTCGACAATGCGAGTCATGGTTGACGGGTTTAGGTTTTCGGTTAGGAAATCTCGCAGGTTGACAACTTGCTGGTTGATCGTGGCTTTCTTCACCCCGATCTCTTTTCCGAGGGTTTCTTGCGTTACAGAACCGCCCATCAGCATGTAATAGACGGCTTGATACCGGACAACGCGAGCTAGTGGCCCGGAACCTTTTCGAGCCCAAGAGAGCAGCATTAGCATTGATTCGTAACCGGATTGCGGCTCATCTTCGAAGTCATCCGGAAGCGTGGCGCACTCAAGAGAGTTTTCGGCGGCGCTTAGCGGTAGGTGCTGGTCACACAGCATTCTTTCGCGCATTAGAACATTATGAGCCCATCCCTGAATCTGTCATCGGGAAGTTGCGCACTTGCTTATCAAGCTTTCAGCCTTTCGCTTAGCTCTTTAAACCGGGCTTTGAAGCGCGGGTCTGTATCGACTAGGTCGCGAACTGCCTGCCTGCTTTTCGTAATGTTTGAATGGTCGCGGTCCATCATCCCGCCGACTTCCCAAGTGGTTCCTTGTAGCAATGCGGCCAGCGCGTGGCGCGCCTCGCATATCTTTCGAAGGTTGCATCGGCTAATAATCCGCTCGGCTGGGACGTGGAATACTTTTGATACGGCGGAAAGTATCGGCTCCATTTTGGCAACCCTTGCGGCCCGTTCGGCCTCGGCTGCGCCCTTAACGATGCGGCGCTTCATTCGTCGTCGTTTCATTTGATTTTAAACTCGATAAACCAGACTCCTGTGTTGTGCTCGTATCCGCCACGCCAATTTGCTGTCATATTGTCCCAGCTTTCCTGAGATACGTTTTGACGATCCCCGTTGGTGTGATTCTGACCACGAGCGTTTTCTTCGGCGTGTCGATGGCAATGACGACCGTCTTTTTGACTGGTCGGATCGTTACTTTGGCGCAACCCGCGTCGAAGCCGCGTTCGGTGTGCGTGATGCTCATTTTACCACCTCTCTTTTCGAAGTTACGCGGACAAGCCGCAGTTTGCTTGCCGACATGCCGGACCAGTATTTCAGGCTTTCCTTGGCCTTTATGATTCCCGGACCAGCGGACATGAAAAGCGACCAACCGATGATTGTTTTGTGTTCGATTTCGTAGGACGTGGAAACATGTCGTTTGCGCTTGGTTTTGGTGCTCATTCAACCCTCCCGAGAAGGATGGCCTCGCGGATAAAAGCGGCTCCATAAATGTTCCGTCGCTCCGCCAGCACTTCGCGCGCAGTGTCCAAGTCTGTTTCGACAAAGCGCGGCAAGTCGTCCTCTATTCTGTCAAATATCAACCAAACTTTCGCGTATTCTGGTTCTGATTTGCTTGATTCTAAAGCCGTTAACCTCGTCTCGATTTGCCCTAAAAGTTCCGTTACTTTTTCGAATGTCGAAACTATCCATTCTTGTTCTGTTTTTTTGCTCATAATGCTCCCGGTTTAAATATCATCATCTTCGTTGAAGTCTTCGCTTCGGTTGTTGTCATCTTGAACATTATCGCAAAGCCCGCCTGCAAGAACTCCATCGCATGGCTGGTTTGAAATTTTGCACCGGCAGTGCGGGACCATGCTGTCAACAAATCGTGCATACGACTCCTCTTCTGTATCTTGCTTTGGTGGCGGTGGACAAAGTGTCTCCAAAAAATCTTCAACTCTCATAACGTCCCTGGTTTAAATCTCGTGAATTCCTTGAAAAACTGAAAATGCACGTCACCCGTCCTGCCGTTTCGATTTTTGGCGATCAACAGATTTACAGGCTGAATCAGGTCGTCAACCGGCCCGCCTTCGGTTGGGCGCTCGTAAAGGAACCCGATGATGTCGGCGTCCTGCTCGATGGCGCCAGATTCGCGAAGGTCCGAGAGGCGAGGCTTGCGGTTCTTGTCTTTGTCCAGTTCGCGGTTTAGTTGCGCCAGCACAATGACGGGAATCTTTAGCTCTTTGGCCAGCGATTTGACCCCGTTGGAGATCTCGGCGACTTCGCGCTCGCGGTTGTTCTCTCGCTTGTTGGTGCCACGCATGAGCTGCAGGTAATCGATGACGATCAACTGCACCCCGAACCGGAGCGACATGCGGCGAGCCCGCGCGCGAAGCTTCATGATCGAAAGCCCGGCGGTGTCGTCAATGTGAATGCTCGATTTGATGATCTTGGCGGCGGCGGTCGTCATCCGTCGCATGTCTAGTTCAGTGATGGTTTGTTCGCGGAACTTGTCCTGATTGCATTCAGCCCTTGAGCAGAGCATGCGCTGCACAAGCTCCTCGGCGGTCATTTCGAGGCTGAACACACCTACGGGCAGGCCGCCGTCCACCGCAACGTTCTCGGCGATGTTCATGGCGAGCGAAGTCTTGCCCATGCCTGGTCGGGCGGCGATGACGACCATGTTCCCGGACTTTAATCCGGACGTGATTCGGTCCATGTCGGCAAAGCCCGTGGTCAACCCATCGATCTGATTTCCCATCGCGTGCTGGCGCTCGAGGTTGGCAAGGGCGCCGTCAACCAAGCTCTTGATGTCCTTTTTCGACTCGCCGACAAGCCCGTTGGCGATCTCTGAAAGAGCCTGTTGAGACTCGTCGAGCAGTTCCAAGCCGTTTTTCGCTCCGTCATACGCCTCCAGAATCGATTTCTGAGAGGCGTGGAGCACGTTTCTACGCGTCGCAAGGTCCAAAAGGGTGTCTAGGTAGCTCTCAAGGTTGTGCGCGCTTGTGGGGGCGTCTGGGAGCGAAGTCAGGTAGCTGATTCCGCCGATGGCCTCCAGTCGCCCTTTTTTCTTCAGCCGAGTTTGAATCGTGATGATGTCCACCGGCACCAACTCGTCCTGGAGCTCGCGGCACGTGTCGAAGATCTCTTGGTGCCGAAGATCGTAGAACATTCCGGCGGGCGCCGTCGCGATTTGCGGGATGCACTCGCGAGGGTCGAGCAACACGCAGCCGAGGGTGGCTTGCTCGGCTCGGATGTCGTGGGGTGGGAGGCGGTCGGTCATACTCCACACATCCCTTCGCATTCGTTGTTAAATTGGTTGTTAAACAAATCGTTTTGCCCCATCTCCAAATCCGTCCTTAGATCAACTTCTGCGAGTGGTCGCAACGAACGATGGAGGTATGGAATGCCTTTTATTTTTCCGGGGCTCGCGATGGAGCCATGGAGCGCTTGTAGTCGCGCCTCAAACTCTACAGCCTGCCGAAACTCATCCGGCTCCTCATCGCGAAGCTTTCGCCATTCGTGGTTTGATTTGAATGGGCAAAACTTGCAGGCAGATCGCGGCGGCTTTGGGAATCTGTTTCTCTCCATCCAAACAAGGCAATCGTGACGTTTCATTCCAATATCAACAAGCGGCCATCGGTGAACGATAAAAGCGTCCCGGCTAGACTTCATTCTAGAAACCTCATCCAGTGAAATCCCAATCCACTGAACGATTACAGGCTCCGGAATTAGCGGCGTAGAAGCATTAGAGAACGCGCCACCGAGGATTCTCGCTATACGCCTGCTCTCGTTTCGTTTGCGCCGCCACGCGGCAATCTCTGATTTCGCCAACCGCTTTACTTGTCGGATGATTGGAATAATTTTGAAATCTCGTGTGCAATATCTCCCAACGCGGCCCTCGGCATAACTAGCTCCCTTAACAAAGGCGGGGATGCAGTTTGAATAATACGGAGCCCCAGTCTTTTGATTGATTTTCTCTTTGACTGCGAATTCGGAAAGCTTCCCAACTGTCACTCGGTAAACCGGAAACGGCAGTTGGCTTTCCAGCCAGTCAAGCCACTTGTAAACACTCTTGGGCTCGTCCTGTGTGTCCGCAAAGATGGCGCAAGTCGGCATCGGCCCGATCTCGCCCTTTGCTGCCATAAGCGCCATTGTGCTGCTCTGGACGCCTGCGCCGAGGCTGATGATGTGGATTGGGTCGCTCATGTCTCATGCCTCCAAGTCGCGCCGTGGATCGCCTTCCAAGCGACGGAAGCGTTGACGCCTGCTTGCTTGGCCATCGCCGCGATATTCGCGCCTTCCTTGGCCAGCCGCCGCATGCTCTGGACCATCGTCCAAGTCAGCTTCGCATTCGGGTGCCGATCGCCCCGCCGTTGGTTTGCGTGGTTGCCTGTGCCTTTCATTCCCCGCCCTCCAGCACTTCGCGGACGTGGACGCATTCGACGACGCATTCGATGCGGTTGTAGTCTGCGTCCGTATCCGCATTTTTGCGTGACGAATGGGCGCACACATTTCCAGCGGGGTAAACATTAATCCACCACTCGCGTGGCTCGGGGGCGAGGCGGTATTCCTTTGCGCTCCAATTAAACTCCAACTCATCCAGCGAAAGCTTATTGCTCCATTCAGTTCTCCCGCGATAACGAAACTGCACCTTCTTCCCCTCCGCCGCTCCAATCATCACGGCTGCGGCTGCTTTAAGTTCTTCGGTTGTCATATCGTTTTCTCCATTTGTTTGATTTCTCGGTCTAGTTTCCAGAAAGCGTCGATGTCCTCGCGTTTGGCGGTCGCGGCGTTGAAGCCTACCCAATCGCGGTTGCCGGGGTGCTGGGCGAGTTTGAGCTTGAGAGCCTCGATGGTTTCTTTGGAATTGGATTTCCGAACCCATGCAGCCAGATCGTCGAGCCACCGCTTTTTGTTCATCCACTTCTGGCACCACGGGACGAATTGCTTTTCACTTTCCGGCCAAAGAGCAACCGCTTTAGCGTATTCGCAAACCTTCACACGAAGCTCTAAAGGTGGAATTAATTTGAAAGCCGCGACGATAGCTTTGAGTGCTTCCGCTTTCCCGTCCTTCCTCGGATACAGGCTGAAAATCTCGTTAGCGAATTCATCTTTGCTCAACTCTGGTTCTGGAATCTCAAGAACAAGTTTTGACTGAACCCCGCGCTCGTCCCCTTTGGGGACTATAGGGGTATTTGAAGATGAAGATGAAGATGAAGATGAAGGGGTTTGAATTTGGTTAACCGTGGTGGTTTGAATTTGGTTAACCAAACGAGGGTTTCCGCCCTTTTTGCCACATTCCGTGCGAACTTTTCTCAATTCTTCATCACGGACCATTCGGCGATTCATGAGCGCCCCTGTGTTTGGTTCGCGCGATGCCACCCCTGATGTTAAGAGGGTGGTTAGCGTTTGGTTGAAGGTTTGGTTATCCAAACCGATGGCCCGCGCGATCTCCGAATCCGACATCGGGCGGCCATTCAGGACTAAAACCCCGCGCTGGTCTGATTCGTGCATCAGCAAAAGCAACTCCAGCCATACCCCTCGGTCGTGCATCGAAAGCGTTCGAATGCCGGGATCTCGGTGCCAGTCGCCAGGATAAAACTGTATGGCCGGGAGCTTCATTGGTTAAACCCTCCGAATTTTTGTATTTTACCAATGAACCCACGAAGCTCTTCTTCAAGCTCAAGCCTGCGCAACTCCTCGTGCGACGGGATCACTGTTACAAATCCCTCCCTTTCTTCAACGCATCGGTTGATTGATCTGAGCAGAAACCCAAAGTCATCAAGCTGAACAAGCTTAAGCAGTCGCGAAAACTCCAGTTTTAAATCCCTTTCGCCATCTTGCCTTGCGGTATGGCAATCTTCACAAAGGCACATCAAAGTGTCCAATCCGTATTCCCAAGGTTCCCGTTTGAACTCGTAATAGGTGTGATGGACCGAAAGTGTGGATTTGGTGTCGCCGCAATCATCACACATCCACTTGCTAGCCTCTAAAACCTCCAGCCGCTTCTTTTGCCATCGCGGGTCTTTGAGTTTTTCGGCGTAGGTGGTGGGCTTTTTCTTCATAAGCGAAAAGCCTCAGCAGCCGCCACGGGGTGGAATAACCGGCTGAGACGGCCAGCTACGCTTTTGCAAGCGCCCGTGGAGGCGGCTGAGGGTTCTGAATCTGTGAGTCTCATTTTGAACTAAAGGGATTCCACTCCCATTGAAGCCACACCTTTGCGGCTCTACTCATTGTTTGGAGTCAACGCGAGTTGGTGCATTGCGGCTATGGCCTCGGCTTCGGTGTGGTAGGTGAATCCGAGATTTCCCCAGTGTTTGGCTGACGGGTAATATTCCGATGACGGGATTTCAACTCCGTTGATCGTGTATCCTTGATGGCTTTGGAGTTTCACCGTCTCGAAGAATGGACGAGACCAATGCGGCGCCCGCTGCTCAAACACCGCCCATGCGCCTTCTCGCGCCTTGAGTGTGTATTTGATTCCGCGTTCGGTGAATTCGGATGGGATTGGTTTCATTTAAAAAACTCCTTCAGTTCCTCGATGGTTTCAAAAACCCGGACACCGATTTCAATGGCGTGTATAAACTCCTCGCGTGCTCCAAAAGATTTCTCCCAATCTTCGGTCAATAGAACCGCATCGCAGCGGCGCATGATTTCGAGATCGCCGTCCAGCCAATTCTCGTCCGGCAATTCGCCTTGAAAGAATCGTGTGTTCGCGTGCGGACAAATCGCCGCGTGCCCAAGCTTCCAGACTTCAAGCGCCAATTCCTCGGCGCGCCGGATGTTCTGCTCGATTGCCCAATTTGTGGGGCCGCGATAAGGACCAGCGATGTAGATGACTTTCATTGCTCGGGCTTTGGTTCGGTGTTCGAGAACAAGTCTTGTTCTTTGACTTGCTTTTCGAGCGCGTATCGAACGTTTTTAACAGCTTGCCGGAAGTAGCTCGGCTTAAGCTCCGCACCGATGGCCTTGCGGCCAAGCTTCACGGCCCCGTAAACCTCGGAACCGACGCCCATGAACGGCGTAAGAACAACGTCACCAGGATTGCTCCAAAGCGTAACGGCGCGCTCGATCACGTCGAGTTGAAGTGGATGAACGTGGCGCTCGTCTTGTTCGTCTCGCGCGGCTTCGAACGGCAGAACATTATCGATGCGGATGTCGTCCCAGAAGCACGAGGCGTATTGGCGCCATATCCAATGAGAGTAAATGTTCTTGATCTGGTTCCCGTCGTAACCCTTGTAGCCGAGCTTGTCGGCTGGCATGATGCGTTCCCCAGCGTATTCGAGGAGTCCGTTTGTGTGTGTGACGGGCTTTGGGTTCTCGCCTTTCTTGCGGAAGCAAATCAGGTAATCCGCCGCCGCAACGTTGGTCTTTGTGGCGTCCTCCACGATCTGCCGGTGAGCCAATGCCTTGCTCATAGTCCGGTTTCTGACGGCCAGCGGTTCCTTCCAAATGCAAATGCGCGGCAAGTATTCAAACCCGTGCTTTTGATGCAGCCGAATGATGTCGCCCGGAAAGTCATTGTATCCGCAGATGTTCGCACCGTCCTTCGGGGTGTCTATGCAATGCACGGCGCTGATTCTTCCCGGCATTGTCAGCCGCGCAATTTCGGAAACGACAAACTCGTAGTGCGTAAAAAACTCGTCATAGTTGCGGTTGTTGCTCAGGTCGCGCTCGTCCGAACTGTAAACATACAGTCCGCAGAAGGGCGGAGAGTATATTGAAAGACCCACTGATTCGCTGGGCAACTGGCGCATGACTTCAATGCAATCTCCGTTATAGATTGCAAACTGGTCGTGAATTTCTTGTGTTTCTTGGCTCATACAAATGCGGGAAGTTTGATTGGTTTCAGGTTGTGTGATTTCTTTTCGATCTTGAGTTCTTGGGACATTAGCGAAACGAGTCTTTCGAACATTGTTTCTGCGGCGGCTGATTTGCGCTGAAGGTTAGCGAGCACGCGGCTTTCACCTTCGGACGTTACTACGTCGATCTGGACGGGTCTGGTTTGGCCAAACCTCCATGATCGTCGAATAGCTTGATACCATTGCTCGAAGCTGTGCGATGGAAAGAACGTCTGATGTGCGCAATGCTGAAAGTTCAAACCATGCCCGCAGATGTCCGGCTTGCTAACAAGGAATTGAACCTCGCCGTTTCTAAACGCATCCAAGGTTTCTTCCTTGTGTTCGATGCTGTCGCTTCCAGAAACTTGCGCCGCGCCAGGAATGAGTTTTTCGAGAAGGTCTCCCTCGGGGTTAAGGTGGCACCACGCTATAGACGGCCCGCCGTTCTCCGTAATCAGTTCGGCTGCGGTCTCGCAACGTTCGGTTAGTGTTTTCCTACGCTCTTCGCGCTGCTCTTGCAGCCCGTGCGCTGGCAAGGCGATCAACATGCCATCGCGCGGCGTGCTGCATTTAATCATGTGCTGCCGCGTTTCGAGTGCGGGCAGCGTGAATAGTCGATCATCGAATCCTAAGTCAGATGGCTTCCGAATCGCTCGCGCCCAAGAGCAAACCCATCGCCAGAAATCTTTCTCGGCATGTCCTCGGAAACGGAACTTTCCGCCGAAGGGATTCTTTGAATGCCTGCCAACTCCGCCGCCTTGCGCATAGCTGTCGTTGTCGGCCTTGAAGAACATCTTCAGCATATCCACGTATCCGATCTCGCCCAATGCCTCGGAGGATGTCCCAAGCTCGATGTAGTCGTTCGGCGATGGCGTTGCCGTCCCAAGCATTCGGTAACGAATCTTGCGCATGAAATCTGTGACGGACTTCTTAGTTTCGCCATCGAAGTTTTTCAGGATGGCCGACTCGTCGCAAACCACGCCTTCAAAATCTTCGGGTTTGAAATAGTGAAGTCGCTCGTAATTGGCGATTACGATTTTGGAGTTAAGCGAGCCATCCCGCGATTGCAGGCATTCCACGCCAAACTTGATGCCTTCGGAAACGAACTGAGATCCAACGGCCAGCGGGGTCAGAATCAAAACTCTGCCGTTTGTTTTCCTGACCACGTTCTCGGCCCAAACCAAAGCCATCGCGGTTTTGCCGAGCCCGCAATCGGCGAAAATGGCGCAGCGACCTTTCCGCAAAGACCAATCGACTAGCGATTTTTGGAAGTCGAATAGTTTATCCGGCATGAACAATGGATCGAATCCGTCCATCGTCCCGAGGTGCTGCTTGCGCTCGATAAAAGCTAGGTAGTCGTTAATCACTTCAACTTCCTCCAAATGCGTTCCCAGCAACGGCGGCGCGGGCTCCAGCGTTTGGACAGGAACCAAGGAAACGGCGGCTTGGGTTTGATGACGTTGTTTTCGGTGATGAAATAAACTGGTCTCATTTTGAAAACTCCTCAGCTGAGACGGCAGTTATGCGAGCGCCCACGTAAAACCCTTTAACGATTCGCAGGATGGCGTTCGGTGCTGTCTTTGCGGCTTGCTCATAGCTCACCTTTTTGCCGTTTTTGGTCGTGATTGAAACAAGGTACTTTCTCATTTCATCGCCTCCAGAATCGGCCCGATGTTCGCCTTTTGATAACCCGGAGGCTTCATGATTTTGCCCGTGGCATCCGTCACGCAAACATCCCCGGTCGGCAGCGGCTTGAAGTTGTAACCCTTACCGATGGCTTCGAACGCCTCTTCGTCGGTCCAGATGAATTTCGAGAAGTTTGAGCGCATAACTTCATCGAAGATGCGCTCCATGTCGATGCCGCAGGCAACGGCGGTGCCGAGAAGCACGACCATGCTGTCCGCGATGCCGTCGGCGATTTCGATAAGGTCTGGCGATTTGTGCGACTCGAAGTCTATGTGATCGGCATCTATAAACGGCCTTAGTGAAATCACTTCTAACCCGAGCGCGTGAATCGTCTCCATCGCCTCTTCCATGATAAGTTTGGCCCGAAGTCTTCGCGCGGCCAAATCTGGCACGGTTGGCGTTGCTGGCGTCGGCAGTCCTGCTTTTTCTGTCCATTGCTGGACTTGAAACTGTTGGCTAGTCATTTTAGTTTTTGGTTTTAAGGTTCAACTTTGCTAAGTGCTGAAACGACATCGGCGAGGCTGCGAACAACGTAGTAGCATCCTTCGCACTCGATAATCAGCCGCTCGAATCGCTTTTGTTCTTCTGATTGCTTCCCGTTTTCAGTCTTGGCTTCGAGCGCGACGAACTTTCCGCGCCACGGAGCCCACGGGAAAACGAAGTCTGGCCAGCCGACTGCGAGCGTTGTCTTGCGGTCCATCCTGGGGTTGCCGACCGGAACGCCTTTCATTCGGAGCCAGTCGGCAATCTGCCGCTGCAAGGCCTTCTCACTGTTAACGCGGACTTGCTCCTCGATGTCAGGCAGTGTCATTGTTTCGCGCGTCGTGCGTTCTTCGCGGGGCATTAAGCGGCGGATGTGTTCAGGGATGGTTCCGGTGATTCTCATTCTGGCTTTATATTCAGATGACAGCCTGCGGATTTCTTTTTGGTTCATGGCGCTGTTTCGTAAATGCCTGTGATTTCTTCCGGGAAAAGAAGGTCGATAGGCTTGCCGCCGAGATTAGACTTGAGAATAAATCCGAAGCCAGTCGGCTCAGTTAAACCAAGCAAAACGAGCGCCGACTTCAATCCGTCGATGTCAATTTTTGGAGCCTGACGAATTCGGTAAAATAGAATATCTAAGTCTTTTCTTTCCCCGTCTTTGTAAAGAGCGCCACCAGTCAAAGCCACATGGCAGCCGAACGCTGGGCATACCGACTCGATTTTGACGCACAAAGCTATGGCTTCAGACTGTGTCCACATAACTCAAAACGGCACGGTGTCTTCGCCTTCGTCCGCGAGCTTGATAACCGGCGCCTTGCGCGGCTCAGTCTGTCCTTCCTGCGATGGCTGGCGATCTCTCGGCGGCTGGAAGGACAGGCTGTAAAACTCTCCTTTCGATCCCTGCTTGAGCCATGCCGACATCTCCAGCATCTTGCCGTATATCATGCAAGTCCCGCGATAGTCCGGCTGATTCGGTCTGTCCTTGTGGTGATTCTTAAACAGCGCGCCGCTGTTGTCTCGTTGTTCGTATGCCATAAAGTTAGTTTGTCTCCTTCCACCAATCGCCGTCGTCGCTATCGCGCTCTTGTTCGTTTTCAAGCTTAGCCACACGCTCGCGCAGCAAGATTATTTCGCGCAGCAAATCTTCTTGAATTTTCATCGCGTAATGGAAAAACATTGACGATCCAATTCCTCCAATGACGAATGCAACCGCGAGCAAATCTGTCCTGCTCATATCCTTTCCAAGCTCCCTTCTGATTTTTTGTATGTGACCGCGTCACCGAGGATGCGGCCAAGTTTCTCCTTTGCTTCCTTCAGGGTTCCTCCGGTGTTTTTGTGGTAGGTCTCGCGCAATCCAGTCAGTGAAACCTTGCAGCATCCAATAAACTCATCCGGCGCCATCATTTCGGACAACGCTCCCCATGCTTTCATCGGGTCCACTGTCGGCATGTTCCTGCCTTCGGTGATCCGCAGCTTACCCGCGAACGCTTCGGGATTCTCTTTGATGATCCGTTTAAGCACAGACTCAAGTTGCGCGCCCATGCCTTTAACGACGGTCCAGTGATCGAACATCGTGAGCAGCTTTTCGTGCGAGAGTTCCGAAGTTTGACCGTAGAGTTCCACGGCGAGCGCGCGCGATTGAAACTCCATGCAATTCAATTTCGCGCGGCAGAACTTGCACCATTCGCCTGACGCGCGAGGTGCGTCCGGTTGGTTCGCTTTAGCAATGGCCGCTCGCAGCATTCGCTCGGCGGTTACAATCTCGCCCGGACCGTATTCAACAACGGAGACTTTCGGGCCTTGCATTGCGTTCGGCTGGACGATGATTCCGTAAATCATTGCGACATCGAAGGCATTGGCCACAAGGACCGCGAGTGCCATTATCTGCGCGTTCTGTTCCGCCGGTTCGGCCCCGGCCCAGCCGCTTTTGAAGTCGGTGATTACAGCGACATGTCGCTCGTGTGAAATCCGGATAACGTCCGGCTGTCCGCTGAAGATCTTCTCAAGTTCGTCATTGTGCAACCAAAGCCGCTCCTCACGTGTCAGGCTGTGCGATCCATCTTCGATGTCGATGTATTTGGATGCGGCCTCGAATTCCAGCCGCTCGCATTTCTCTTTGGTCTCGATCTGGTCCGGCGTGAGTTGAGCGAGTGCCCGCTCGTCCCCGCAGATTGCCGCGTGTATCAGCGTGCCGCCGTCGCGCACCGCATCGGGAGTCTCTGGCTCGCGTGGTGTTGCCGCTTCGGCTGCGTGGCTGCCTGGGCAGTTCAGGAGTCGCATTGTGCCGCTGGCGGATGGAAGATGCTTGCGTGTGCTCATACTTTTGCCCTCCTCAGCCATTCACCAAACTTCATGAACCCGCCGCCTTCCAAAAATTGCTGATACCGCTGCTGGCTTCGGCTCAGCTTTGGGGGTTGCGGCGAGTGCTCGCGCATTTCGGACTTGCCTGTTTCAGTAACCGTGAAACAGTGCATTCCTCCGGTCATGGGCTGCGGCCCGTGGTCAAACATGAATCCAAGCTGTGTAAGCTCGTTGCATTTCGCAAAGTCGTCGGAACCCGGCCCGGTCACGAACCGATTGCGATATTGCGTTCCTCGCCCGTATCGGTCTGCGCCAAGCGAGTGCTGAAGTATGTGGAGAAGGTCCGGTTTCATTTCTCAACCCTCCTGAATTCCAGCGCCCAAACCCACGGGTTGCGGTCCCAATCGTTTGAGGTGCCTACGTAGATCGATTGCCAGAGCTTTGCGAATCCGTTTCGATAGCACGGCGCATCCCAAGACTCGTTCCATTGCTGGCCTTGCGCGCCGAGGTTGGTGTCCTCGCCCTCTGGTGTTCCGGGGCGATGAAACCAGCGCAGCAGTTCCGAACCTTCCGCTTTTGCATCCGCTTCGCTGATGTCCATCACGCGCTCAACGCGGACGTTGGTGATTTCGAGCGTGATCCGCGAAGCCCAGCGCGGCATGTGGATCGAGGGCCAAACCCTGTTTGATAGATCCTCGCGGAAAGCGTCATAGAATTCTTCAACTGGATCAGTGGCAGGGTAAACCACTCGATACCCAGCGCCTGTTTTGTAGTCTCGTTCGGATTCATCCCGGATGAGAGGCTGGAAATTCTCGCGCACCCAAATCTGGTCGCCAACCTTTCCGAATGGGCACAGCCAAGCCGCATCTGTGATGTCGATCATTGCCCCTGCTTTGGCGCATGGCCACCAATGGTCGCACTTGTCGCGTCGGCTTCGGATGTCAACAGGGATAGGTTCCGGCTGCGGCTTAATCGGCCTCCGCGTCTGCGTCTTACTGCCGCCCAGAATCGCGCGGACCATCGGAGATGTGAATAGAAGCGGGGTGGATTTCATGGCTTCACCTTCTCGCGTTCGGCCAGCATCGAATCCGCTATCTCGTAGGCCACAACCGCGAATTCGTTTTGGCGGTCTTCGTGGATGCGTAATTCTCGAATGACCGCTGGCAGCGCCGCTGCCGCGAAGTAATCGCGCAGGGTCATTCCGCAGTCTGCCCATTGAATGACATCGCCATTTCCGTTTATTTGTTGGGCGGTTGGAAAAGCCTGTGGGTTTGGAATGCTCATCGCACCCCCACTTTCACTTCCGCGAAGATCACCAACGCCGGGCACTTCCTCAGCGGGTTCTCGGCGGCATTAATGCGCTTCAGAATCTCGGAGCGGTTCGGTTCGAGAGTCACAAGGGACTTGTCGAACGTGTATAGTTCGTGAATGTCCAGAACCTCGAAGTTGAACCGCTCGCGCACAGTCATTCCCGATGTCTTCGGCTGCGCGAATGTGACAACCTGCCGACCAGCTTCCTGATGCTGCCGGTGCAACTCGGCTTGCTGTGCCGCTTCGGCCGCTCGCTGCTTCTCCTGGGCTGCTCGGGCCTCGGCTTGCTCTCGGGCGAGCTTGTCGGCCTGTTCCTGAGCGGCCCGACGTGCTTGGGCGTTCTCGGCGTTGCTGGCGTCCTGCTGCGCTTTGATGCGCTCGCGCTCGATGCGTGCTGCCTCTTCCTGTGCCTTGCGCGCAGCTTCCTGCGCCTCGCGCTCGGCCTTCAGTCTCTCTGCCTCGATCCGGCGAATCTCAGCCTGCCTGGCGCGTTCGGCTTCCTCGACTTTCCGGCGTTCAACCCGCTCGAATCCGGCGAGCAGTTCCCCGAGGCGCGCTTTCTCGACTTCCAGCGGCGAAGCAAAGGTCCGCGCGGTCTCGTCGATATTCCGGCCAGCCGCGAGCACGGGCTCTTTGATTTGCTTTCGCGAGTCTTCGACGGCTTTCAAAAGCGCCGTGACGGTGCGGAGCGCGTCTGCGGCCTGCTTTTGCGATGCGGCATCGGATACGGCCTTGACCGCTGATGCCGTGGCCAGCGCCTCGGTTTTGCGCGTGATTGATTCGGCGGGTATCTCGACCGTGATCGAGCTTGCTCCTTGAAGGATTAGGGCGGTGGTCATTTGAAGGTTGTGTTTCGGAATACGTAGGTCAGTTCTTCCATGCTGGCCGCAATTCTTTCGTGCGCTTCCATGGACCTGCTGAGGCGCGCTTCGACGGCCTTGTAGTGGTCGTCGAGCTTGTCTAATTCACGCTTCTTTCTCGGGGCGAAAGTGAAAATTCCAACGACTAACCCAGCCACAAAAGCCAACCCGGCCGCGAATGCGTTAAAGATGATCACGCCGCACCCCCAGCCGGATAAGCCGCGTTCAGCCCCTTAACGATCGATTGCCAGCTTTTGACCAAGTGAGCGGCTTTTGCGTCCGGGATCTCTGCAATCGTTTTCTGAGATTCGAGCGCCCAACCTTGGTCGTGCGCCAGCGCCATGAAGTTCGATTCGGTGTGGCATGCGCCGGTCACCAGCGCCAGAAGCTTGGCTTGCGGCGTGATCTCGTGTTCCGCTGGCGCGGCCTTGCGCTCCTGCTTAGCTGCCGGGCGTTCAGTCCGCTCGGTTGGTGCCTCGGTCTCGCGTTCAATCGGCACGCGCTCTGGCTCGTCCTGGGGTTGCAATGCGGGCTCGGGTGCCGATGGCTCGGGCAGAAGGTTCGCGATGTTCGTTGCAATCGCAGGCTTGGCGGCTGCAATGGCCATGTCCTCGTGGCTGCGGAACTGCTCGCCTGGAATGTAAAGACCGCCAAGCTTCGTCGGAAACTCGCGGCGCAAGGCGTCAGCCTCGGCGCACTTTGCGATCATTCCGGCCGGGTCACTGTTCCAAAACTTGTTGTTCTTCTTGAATCCGTTGATTCGAATGCGTGACTTTGTTGGATGGCTGCGATTCTTTCGGAACACTTTGGCCCATCCACCAACGACCGTCTCGTTGTCATCGTGATATTCGCCTTCAAGTTCAACTGTGGTCCCGTCCTCGCGCCGGACAATGATGCCGGACTCCAGCCCGTCATATTCAGGACTGACTTCGGCTCGCTTGTAGAAAGCCTGAACGCCGGTAATGATCGAGAACTCCGGCCCGCTCTGGCCATCGTAGCCAACGAGATAGGCGTCGCCTTCGAACGGATTCAGCGCCCGCGCGTGGCAAAGCATCATGAATTTCATCGCGTCTGACTCGGTTGGAAGCTGGCCGCGCGAAGTCGGCTTGCAAAGGAACTTTAGGACGATTTGAAGGCTGAGCTTCACTTTTGTATCCCCGCCAAACGGCGTGTATTCGATGAATTTCTCTTCCTTCGTTGATGTTGGTTTTGTAACTGATTGGCTCATATTTTCGATTTCTGGTTGGTTAAAAGGTTTGAAAAGTTAGGTCGCCTTCGCGATAACCGGCTCTTCCTGCTTCTGAAATCCTTCGACGATCTTCAGAAACTCCGGCTGGTATTCAATCGAGTCATCGAGCTTGCACTGCATGACGAGCCCGTAGAATTGAGCGCACGCGGTAAGCCGGACTTCGACGCACTGCTCTTTACCCACAAGGTTCATCTGCACCACGGGCAGGCATTCCATCACCTTTGCGGCTTTGGCAAAGTCGCCGACGAGTTCGGCGTTCAGTCCAATGTCTGAAATTGGCTCGCGCTGTTTGGACTTCGAAGGAATGACTTTGCGCCAGTCCGGATAGGTGCCTTCGATCAGCGCGCCTGCGTGAACGTCCAAGTAAACATCCTTGCCGTAGACCGTGGCGACGAGTCGCTTGCTGCCTGGGTTGTTCTCCAGTTCGATCCATGACGAGATTTTCCCGCCGCATGCTTTCGAGAGATGCACGATGATGTTCGCGAATTCGGGATCGAGCGTGATGGCGTGATCCTCGGTGGCAACTTCGGATTGAACGGCCGCGCTCTCGATTGCGACCAGCCTGCGCCCGTCGCACGCGACAAGCATCGGAGTTTCGCGCTCGGGAGTTACTTCGATTCGAACGCCGTTCAGCGTCATTCGCGATTCGTCTGTGCTCGCGAAGATGAGCGCGGCCTTTAGTTCCTGTCTGGTGATGATGATTTTCATAGTTACTTCCTTAAAATTGCCCTCACGCGCGCCCGCCCGCCCACAAGCCCGAAGGCAGACAAGCGCGGCGAGGAAGGTTCACGTCGCCAGAAACGATCATTCTCCTGATAACACTCTGAAGCTTTTCGATGGTCTTTTCCTTCATCGCATCATCGAACCAATCCGGTGTCCGTTCCTCGTCTATCTTGAGCTTGTATTTCTCCGGCTTATCGAAGTCATCCTTGTTCTCTGGAAAGAATTCCACGCGAGCGAAGTTGATGCGCGGGCCTTCTTTGATGTTGTTCATCCGGATTAAATCCGAATGGGATTCTGTCCACGGAGAGTAAAGTAAATCTCCGTTTCGCATGACGATTGCTGATTTGAATTGGCACATAGGTTTTGGTTGGTTAAAATAGAAACGAAAGCGGGTCATCGCGGAGCGTGGATTGTTTCTGCCAGCGAACGCTTTCGCGTGAACCGAGATAATTCGCTCGATTCGTGTCTGGGTTACTCCTGTCGTCTTGCATCGCTCGCCGCTTTCGAAATTGGTTAAAAAATTGTGCGGCACTCTCTCCGCCCGTCACGCCTAGTTTTTCGCTCTCAAGTTGCGAGGCCCGGCGTTCTCCCGAGATTGTTAAAATTACTTCGCGCACTCGGCGCAATCCCGATACACCTTGGCCGCGCCGGAATGGTCCGGGAACGGCTCTTTGCTCCGCTCTTTTCCGCGGTGCCAGTGTCGGCATATGGCGCAGTATGACGGTTCCTTGCGCGAAGCTGAGCAGCACACAAAGCAGGCTGCGGTTGAGATTATCGCGGCGATGAAGATTAGCGTCGCGGGAAGTAGGTAGATTTCGTTCATAGGCTTGGTTTAATGGTTTTCCTGATTTTACTTGCACGCTGCCGCCGTGGTTATCTGCCGATGCGCCTCGCTGGCCGTCCGGCGCTTGAAGCCTCGGCGCTCTTCCCATTTCGCGAACTGGCGAAGGAACATCTTGAGCGTTCCGCTTCGCGGGGCGAGAGACTCAGTCTCTGAGCTTGCGACCAGATACGTCGTGTGCCTGGTCTTAACTTCTCCGTTTTCGTCGATCATGCTCGGTGTGTGCCGGTAAGGCTTTGAAGTTTTGATGAATCTGATTTTAAGGCCGACAAAATCGAAAGATTCCCGTTCTCCTGTTTCTCTTTTAAAGGGTCGCGTCTGGTCGCTTCCGTGAATGGCTCCACTGCGGGGGGCTCGCTCATGGATGCCACCTTAACGGAGGATCGATTTTTTCCTGTCGCAAATGCGTTCCACCAGGCGATACAAGTTGAATACGCCACAAAGTGGACGTTCCTAGAGTTGTTTGCTGCCATGTTGCGGGTCAAAGTCTCGCGAAGCTTGTAGCATGGATGGTCTTTGGATTTTATCCCAACTCCGTCTCCTACTAGCCTCCAAAACTCGCTGGCCGCGCTTTTGGACTTCCTGTAAGTGGCAATCATGGCGGCGACCACTCCAACCTTTAACAGATGATCGTGCTCAGAGAATGACGCCACCCACGCAACTTCGTCGGGGTGTTCGTCGATTGCGGTCACTTTGATGGTTTTGTCCGATATTGAATGAAGCCCGAAAAACGGCTTTTCTTTTTCTCCGATAATGACGAGCGCCGAACCGCACGAGGAAAGCACGCGAAGTGGCAGTGTCCTTAATGCTTCATCTTTCAGGAATCCGCGCGCGCCCCTTATGATTTGCCCCTGGGTGCGCGTTGCGTGAACGTCGAACGTAGCGAACAGTTTGTAGAAATCGCTTTCAGTCTCGCAGTGGTAATGAGTGACGATGCACTTAAACGGTTTTCCGTGCATCACAATTGCGTAGCATGTGTGCTGCCCGTTCATCAGGTATTTGACCCCGTTCGGGCCGGTCGCGATGTCGATGGGTGCGATCCTCATGCGTCCATCATTCATCCAGTCGGCATAAAGCCGAGATTTAGAAACCTTGTGAGGCCTCTGACCTGGGAAATTATTAATTGAAAGAAACTTTTCTTCAGCTTCCCTCGGTGTCACTTCGCGGATTGATGGTTGGTTGGTTTGCTTATACATATTTATTCGATGTTGTTGATTATTTTTTCCAGTTTTTTGCAGAGCTTGGTTGCGGCTTCACGTGCCGGAATAATGTGGTCGTAGTCCACAACAAGCCCTTCCATTGCATCGATTGCTTCGGTCGCTTGTCCACACAAATCTCGAAATTGTTTCCAGTGTTCGTATGAGCCTTTGCGGCGTGGTTCTGGTTTCGGAGATTTCGTTTCACGCGCTTCGACAATTGTTGTCTCGCCTGACCGGACCTTCTCTTTTTCCTCCGGCGGAAGCGCGGCAAACTCCTTGCCGATGCGATTGATTTTCGATGCTGTTGTTTCGCCTTCCAAAACCGCCTCTTTCCACACTGTGGCTTGATCTTCGGGTGCGAGTTTGGCCAGTTCTCGGGTTTGAGATTCCTTTTCAGGAAGAGTGTCCAATTGGACACTTTCTTTTAGGTTTGCGATAACGTTCGCTGAGTCGCAAAGGCGGTAAGCTTGCTTCCAACTCATCTCCCATTTCTGTGACACGTATTCCTTGAACGTCCGAAACTCCGCGCGATAAAGCTTCCGGTCACGAATCGCGATTAGCGCCCGTCCCGCCGCCTCCATCTCGTTCAGGCTGGATCGGATTGTGAACTCAAGTTCCTCCAATTCCGCCGACTCTTGCTTTGTGAGTGACTCGATCATCCAACCCTCCTTGCATCCCGAATGAGTTGCGCCGGGGACTGGATGCCAAGCTCACGGACGGCGCGCGTGATGCGCTTCAAATGCGCCACGTCGGCCCCCACGCTTTCGGGAGCGAAGCGCCGGTCCAAGGACACCAACTTGAGCAACCGAGCTGCGCTGCTGGCCAAAGCGGCGTAGCAAATGCATTTGGCGTCATTGCTCACTTCGCGCCTCCGATCCATGCCGCGATTGCCACGGCGACCGCTTCCTTGATTTTCACCGCGCGCTTGGCGCACTCCAGTTTCAGCCGCCGATGAAGCGCATCGGGAAGCGAGATTGTTTTGTTGTCAGGTTTCATCTGAATTTTGTTTCGTGGTTCAATGAGTATCGAATGTTTTTATGTTTTGCAAGGAAAATGTTTTATTGTTTTTACTCGTCATTCCAGCATTGGCAGGAACCGAATCGCTTTTCATCGGAGCCGCAGTGTCGGCAAAATCCGAGTGCTTCAATGAACCGGAGACGCTCCGAGTCGAACATCGGCAACAGCATCTCTCGCATCCCGCTTGGTTCCTTCAGCCGCTCGATCTCCGCCTCGGCTGCGATGACTCTGGCGCTCATGCGTTGCGTGTCCTTCCATGCCTTGTCTCGTTCGTCCGTCACGATTGCGAGTTGCGCCCGCAGGCTTTCGATCTCGTCTTGCTCGTCCATTATCAGTGTTTTGATTTTCATTTCGCTTCCTTTCCTTTGATTTGTCCCGCCGGATTCTGCCTTTCGCGCCAGCGGCGCCAGCGTTCGTTGACGGCTGCGCGGGCTTGTTCCGGCGTGCGGGCTTTCGCCGCGCCTCGGCCTTTGCGGCCCATCTCGGACATCCATGCGCGGACTTCGGGGGGTGGTTTCATTTCGTGATTTGAACAGTGAATTGAATGTTGCTGCCCGATGTTTCGTGTTGTCCTGTTTTGTAGCCGATGAAAGCGGAGTATTCCGCAAGCGACCCGTCCTGCGAGTGCGATTGCTGCGTGCACGTCCGGCTGTATGCCGACCGTCCATATTTTCGGCGCGCGGCGCGATTGGCAAAAATCTCAGCGGCTTCTTTCATGCTTTCGGCCTGAACGTTTCGGAATCCGCTGCTTGTGTAGTTTTTCATTTTGTTTTCTTTCCCGAGCGTCCTCGCCCGCCTCACCCCTCTGCGAAGGGGTGGCGCGGATTAGGGATTCAGTTGCCGTCTGCTGCGGCATTTTCTTCACCGGCCTTATCGTAGCAGGCCGCGCAATATTCGCCTTCCATCTCTCCAGCCTTCGAAACCGCGCCACATGAGCAACGGACCATGATGTCCCTCATCCATGCGTCACGCCCCGTCGCAAGGCCGAGCAATTCCACCGGAACAAATCTAGTGTTGAATGTCGTGGTGATCTTGGCCGCGCGTTGGCCCTTGGAATTCCGGACGATGGAGACGGTTCGCGCTCCGAATGTCTGGCCTGCTGTCGTTTGGTTCGCTGCTGTTGTTGTATTCATCTTGGTTAAACCATACACAGCCGTTGCGAACAACACAAGAAAAATCTTCAAATTATTTTTTGGGGCGGGATTTTGTCAGGAAAAGACCCCTAAATTTCTGACAGGAAATTACCGTTTCAACCGCCACCGCGGAGACGGCGCGAGCCTGCCTGCGGCGTCAATCAGTTTGAAGATTTTGCGCTCAGCTTTCCCGGCGGCAACACTTGCTTGGGCATGTCGTTGGAATCACTAGCAAAAGCTCAGTCATGGTTCGGCGGCTTGTGTTCGGCCAGCAGCTTGCGCAACTCCATCGACCGGCCCTCGGTATGATCCACCAGCACAAGGAACGCCGCAATAAATGCGCTCAGGTCGTGCTCGCCTTTGCACGGCACCCACTTCTCCGGGTCGAACTCCTTTCGGAGATAGTTCCCATCGCCGTTGCGGTATTCCGCGACGAGCCTGAGCCGTGTAGCAGCCATTTTGGTTTATTGGTTAATCTTCCGACCAAGTTCTTCATTCAAATCGATCCAGAGCGCATCTGGAATGAACTGGCCGTCCACGGGAGCCGTGAACGGTTTGCCAGCCTTAACTCTTTGGATCGCCCGGTCGCTTGGAATCACGCGCGGCGCGACGCATCCGGAGAGTAGCAAGAGCATCGTTAACCCGAACAGAAGCACTGGCCGAATCATCGCTGTCGATTTCCTTTTCGACTTTGCGCATCCAATCGGCTTGCTTGTGCTCGGGTTCATCGTGCTTTGTTGCGCGCCGCTTCCATGCCCAAATGAGCGCAGGAAGCAACGCGGCGATAATGGTTAGGATTGTGGCGGTCACTTCACGCCAGCTTGTTCGCTCGAAACGTTGTTATCGCGCGCGAACAGCCCCATGACGCCAGCCGACACAATCGCAATCAGTGAGCCCCAATCTGGATTCGTCGCCGGGTTGTTATCCAGCAAAAGCGGGATGGCGTTGCCGATTGCGGTGACGATTGCGGTAATTCCAAGGACTGATGTTTTCCAGCTTTTCATAAATTTACTCCCGATTTAAAACGTGTTCCTTCAGAATCTTCATGTCGGTTCGAAGCTCCACTAGAATATCGTGGTCGCTCACGGTTTTTGCTTCAATCTTCTCAAGCTTGATCGCGGTCGCTTCAACTTGGGACTTGAGCAACTCCAGCGAGGTATAGTAAAGCGCGATGGCGACGACGAGCGTAATAATCGCCTTTAGGTTCCCGCCGTTCTTTGTCAAAAATCGCGTTACGGACTCGCTCATAAATCATCTATTGAATTCCGATCCCGCCTGAAAATATAATGCCGCCGCTCGCCTGAACCGTCGAAACATAGACGGCTTGAAACGTCTGCCCGCTTTCAACTGTTGGCGTGATCGCAAGATCCGTGCTGTAGGTTTCGCCGTTGAGCTTCCATTGCTCAAATGGCAATCCGGAATACGTTGCTGGCGCTGTGAGCGTGATCGGCATTTGATCGATGTAAAGATTCACTCCCGGAGTCGTCACGCTTAGGACGCTGTTCAGGTCTGCGGTCGTTGTGATGGTGGCCCCCATCGGAAGGCTTGTTATTGTCACGTTGTGATCCGCGCCGACTCGCAGCGGATGCGGATATGATAGCGGTGTCCATCCCGGCCTCGGCGTGTTGTCGAAATAATCGCGGCCAGAGACGATGTAGTTCGTCGAATTTGGGATGTATGCGTAATCGCCAGTGTTGACGTAAGGCGTGGCATTCAGGAATGGCAATCCCAATACGCCGTCCATGTAATTCTCCCACGCGTAAAGCGGATTGTGCGTCTGCGTGACGTTCGTTGTCCCAAAGATCGTCGGCGGCCCCATGCCCATCTGGTCCATTGCTGGATAGCCGGTTGCATCCTCGCCTCCTACGTAGTATTCGCCCGGCGCGGCTGGGCCGAACGGATTGCAGCAAGGAATAAGAAAACCGGAACTATTGGTTGTTGTGTAGTAAATGTTCGTGCCTGAGTTCCGGTAATTGTCGATGCGGATGAAGTTCTGCGGAGTGTCAGCCACATGCACCACCGTGTTGCTTGCGAACAAGCCAGAACCGCCACGGAACGAAAACGGAAACACGTTGTTGTTGTTCGTCCAGTTGTTGCCGTAAAGTTCATACCAGACTGTCCCGCGATTCGCGCCCGAGGAGTCGGTTCCATGAGCCCCGAAGCTTAGGTTTGTTCCAGTGAAGAAACGCGCCGCCCATCTCGCTCCCGCATAACTATCCACGGTTCCGTTCCCGCTACCTGTGTTTGGATACGTCGCATAAATATCCTCCATAACGACCATGTTTGTCGTTCCTGGAGACAATGGGATCGTATCCCAAGATGGGAACATATTCGTCGCGTTTGCCGCGTTCGTGCTTGTGGTGTTAGCGTTTCCAAGTCCGTTGATTTGAAACATCTGGCCATTAACCGTGGAATCGATGCGGCAGTTGTCTGCTAAACTCATTGACCAACCGTTGAAGGTAATTCCGTCACGCAACAGCAAGTTCGTGATGATGATGTGATCCACGCGCGCAATGTTCGTGAACAAGTAATGGCTTAACCCAAAGTTACCGATTTGGATGATCGATGAAGTTCCTCCTGTGGTTCCACCATCTATCACGCGAAAGTTGCTCAAGCGAACAAGATTCGTCGGCGTCCCGCTGAATTGAATCAAGGGCTCGTTGGCCGTCGTGGCGCGAGTGATGATTGTGTGGTAGCCAGCGCCGACAAGCGTGATCGCCTTGTTCGTGACCTTGAGGGAATTGGTCCAAGTCGCGGCCCCCACAGGAATAATCACCATGTCACCCGTCGAAGCCAAGTCGATAGCAGCCTTCACGTCGTCGCGCTCAACAGACGCCGCCGTGTAAACTGCTCCGAAGCAGTTCAGGCTTGCGAGAAAGATGACGAGTAAAAGTCTCATCGCACGGTGGCGTAAATGTGCTTCTGTGTCCAAGCAACCGTTGAGGCGGTGTTCGGAGTCACCGTGACCCCGAATGTAAGCGCTGCGGACGTGTCGATTGCAGCAGCCCCTCCAGCCACAATCTTTGCCATCAATGGAGTGAAAAATATCTGCGTCGTCAGCACTTGCGCGCTACCGATATTGAACCCGCCGCTCACCCATTGAGCCGAGGCGCTGTCCATGTTGCTTACTTCAAACTCAAGCTGGTAGGCGTATTTGACATCTGCTGAGGCTTGTGTTGTGATGTTGTAAGTTCCGCCGTCAAACACAACGCTTCCCCCAAGGTAAAACTTTGGCCTGATTGTTATATTCCCCCCTGAATGGTTCTCAAGGTATCCGACAGATCGGACGTAAAGCACTTTATTTGTTCCAAGAATCCCCGCCGTCAGAAGCGTCGTGTTGGTGTAAATGCTTGACTCAGATGTGGTATTTGTTATTAATCCGCTGGTTCCGCTGTATGCGCTCGGCCCTGAAGCTCCTGTCACGGTCGCATTGAACACAACGTTCGAGTTGAACACAACTGGAATGCTGTTTGTCAGCTTAACGTCATTCGCGGCGTTCGTGATCGTGCCACCGACGGCCATTGTCACAAGCGCTGGCGAAACCCCGGAAAGCGTGAAGCTTGCGGCGGTGACTGCTCCGGTTGCGTTCAGGCTGTTTGCGCTAACCTGCCCTTGCACAAGCATATTTGTGCCTGAGATTATGGCCGCGTTTGTCGCAAGTAAACGGTTGGCAACACCGTTATATGCGGCGATTGCTCCAGTGGTTGCAGCCGTCGCGGTGTGCGCAAAAAGCAGCGTGATAAAAATGCAGATCGTTTTCATTATTCAGGATTCTCCCAAGGTTCGCCGGTTTCTGGATTGACCCATGGCTCTCCGGTCTCTGGATTGATCCACGCATCAGCGGGAACCGAATCTCCTGGAATCTGTCCAAAAGGGATTCCCATTCCAAGTCCTAAGCCAAGTCCAAACATATAGACTCCATTTAGTTCAGGTTCACCCAAGCGCCCCCGGCGCGCCCTTGAAAGTTTGTGGTCGAGGTATTGTAAATCAGCATTCCGTTTGCGGGTGACGCAATAGCATCGCGCTGCGTTGTGGTAACGCGCGGAATGGTCAAAGCCTCGTGCGTCAAAACCGTGTGCTGCGTGCTGCCGTTGTAAAAGCCGAACCCGCCCACGCCGGAAACCATCGCGAAATTGTTCGGACTGACAATCGACAGATTGTTTGTCGTCGCATCGACAATCGTCCTGTCCGTGTTATTGGTCACGAGTTGGAAGCTTCCCCAAGTTCCGGTTGAACTGACGTGCATCTGCGCATTCTGAGAGCCGACAATCGCGGCTTGGTTTGTTTCAGCCGTGGCCGAGGCGGTCAAATAGAAAAGGTTTGTGGTCGCAAACAGAGAAAGGTTTGTTGCGCTCGCGTTTGTGTTTGCTCCGATCAGGATTTCAGCAGCGTAGTTTGTGGTTGTGGCGGTCTTCCACGTCTTTGTTTCGCCGTTTATGACGAGCGTATCTCCGTCAGTCGGATTGTTCGTCACCAGCGCATAAACCCGCCGCGTCTCGGCTTGAAACGTTAGGCTTAGGTTTGTGCTCTGGTTGGCAATTACTCCGGTGCCGAGTCGCATGCTCCTTGTGACGTTCAGGTCGCTGCCTGAAATCGTGACGTATGTCGGAGAATAAAGAGTCATTGATGCGTCCGAATTCCCATCAATGTAAATGTTCCCCGTGTTCGAGAGCGTCGAACCCATCGATAAGTAAATCCCGCTGTCAACCTTCGGCGCGTAAGTGCGGAACGATGCGGTATTGATGTTGTTAATCGGGTAACTGACACCAGTTTGCCGGATGTTCCCCGAGCCTTGGAACCATCCTTTAAGCGAAGCCCACACCCAACCATTAGTGGCGCTGTTGTCCACGTCCACGACGACGCCTCCACCCGAGGCGTCCAGCCACATGCCGGAGCTTTGCAGCAAAGGAGAGTAGCCGAATGCCGAGGCGGTCTTTGTCATCTTAACCATTCGGCCGCTCGTGCCGTCAACGTAAGTGCCGATGAACATCAGTTCGCTCGCGTCAATCTCGATGGCGTAAACGTCCGTGCCGGACGAGCGCCCGTTAATCTCGCCGCCGAAGAATCGATTAGCTGTGACGTAAGCATCCTCGTCGTTCGCCCAAAGCGAATAGATAGCTCGGGAACCCTCCTCGCTGGATTGCTCGATCCTGGTTCCGTAAAACTCGTTGAGCGTCGCCGGATAGTTCGTTCCATTCCCAAGCATGATGTTGGTCTTGTAACCAAAGAGAACAAGGTTTTGGTAGTATCCGCCCCACCCGCTTTGAATCCAAAGCGCGCGAGATCCGTTGTTCGGAGCATACATGGTTGCGTTCTGGATGCTGAATCCCTTCACGGTTCGCGAGTCGTCACCAACCCGGAAGGCGGTAACGTTCGTCGCATGCGTGAGCCAAGCAAGGTTGGTTGCAATGGCAGTCGAATAAACCATGCCTGCGCCTGGGCCTGAAAGCGTCACGTTGTCGTTTGTGATTGTCACGGTCGAATTGATAACCGTTCGAGCCGGAATGAACACGCGCCCGCCGCCGTTGGTCAGCGAATTAACAGCAAGCTGGATGTAGCTCGCGTCGTCAGTCTCGCCGTCGCACGCGGCGCCGATGGATCGAATGTCGATCTGAATCCCGCGCAGGACGTTCGTCACCGACCAAAAGTTCGTGTTGATCTTCTGCGCCATTGAGCGCGGAGTGTCGCCCGTGCCGTCGTTGGCCGCAGTCCCGAAATTGATGTTCGTGATCGCGTATCGCTGCGCCGAGGCGTTCACGGCCAGCAACAGAACGAAAATTGAAAAGATTGCTCTCATGTTAGTCGCGAAAACTTGTGACAATCCAACGTGAGGCGGTCGCATCATAAACAAGCGTCACGGCGCCCACTCCTGACGTTGCGATGTCGGATCCAGTCAAGGTATAGATTCGATTCGCGGGCGTAGGGTCCGTCCCGGAGTCGTTGGCAATCGTCATGTTTTGCGCAATCGAATTGTAAATCGTGATCTCGCGCCCGTCCTCGCCACCGGCGATTCCGCAAATCGCGAAGGCTGCTGTTGGTCCGGCTGTCAGCTTGGTGTTCTTCGCGGTCACAACGATCGCCGAGTTGTTGCCGTTCGCGAGTGAGCTATTAACGATGAACGGAAGGATTGACGTGCCAGTGTTCTTAATCGAGTCATCGATTCGAAGCTGTCCTTCCTGAAGGTTTAAGTAATCGAGCGTTGTCCCGGTTCGGTCCGCGACAAGCACAGTGTGAAATGAAGATGCCGCGTCATCGTAAACACCCAACGAGAAGAACCCGCCAGCCGCCGAAATGTAGTAGTTCTTCTCGTCCGCCGCCGCGTCCGTGTCTTTAAAGTTCATCGTCGGCGCGGTGTTTGTAATGTCGAATGCGCCGTAAACGTAAAGGTTCGTTGTCCATATGTTTGTAAAACCGCCCGTGACGTTTGTCAGAGTCCCGCTGCTCATCGTCGCGGAAACGAGCGTCTTGTTGCTCAACGTCTGCGCGGTCGTCAGGTTCGCGTGATGCGCAAGCGCCGTGGCGGCTGCGGGAATGCTGTTTGTGCTGTGCGTCCCGATGTCGCGCACGAGCTCGCTAATGATGTTCGTCGCCTTGGACTGAACCGGAACCGAGGTTGCCGGAACCATGACGACAACCATGTTCGTGGTCGTGTTCGTGCTCAGCGTGAGCGTCGCCCAAGTCCCCGAGGCGCTGGCGCTGATTGTCTGGTCAACAATTCCGCGAAGCGTAACGATGTTCGAGCTTGAACGGTTCAGGCTTAAGGTTGTGAATCCGTAGCTTGCGAACTGGTTGAACATGTTCGTTGTGCAAGCGCCGATATTCGCTCCGATTAGTATCTCGTTTGCAGCCGTGGCCACGCTCGCAACGTTTGTTCGGACAACTGAATTGACGGTAATAGTGTCGCCTGCGCTAGGCGTGTTTGTGACGGTGATGGTCAAAGTGACGATCGAACCCGCGTGCGCGCAGGCAACACAAAGCAAAATTGGAATGAGCGTTAAAAACTTCATTAGAGCAAATCGCATTCGAGCGTTCCGTTGTTCGATAGGTAAACGTATCCGCGCTTCGTTCCATCCGGAGAAGTCAGGATGTATCCAACCCCGGCCCCGTTGTCCCGCAGCAAGGCGCGTGCATTCATCTCCGGCGTTGTCACGTATGTCGTGTCCGGTATTGCGGTCGGGCTGCCTGAATAGTTCCGCTGGTTCTGAATCGTGCCCGTGGTCCGGACGTTTCTGCTCCCGTAAGCTCCCGTGAAACGAAATTCAATGATGACTGATGCTGTGGTCGCCGTTGATACGTAGCTCGCCATCGCCACGGTGTTGCAATCCACATTGCCGGTCAGCGTGCCCGCCGACGTGTCCGCCGTGAATGAGCTGCCCGTGGCCAGAACCGTTGCGCCGTCGCTCGAATAAATCGAAGCGACCAGGCTCATGCCGGACACGTCGCAAGCGGCCAGAGGCGTGGAAAGCGTGGCGGCGGTGTTCACCACCACGGGAAAGACCTGCAAATAGAGATTGTTCCGTGAAAAGAACTGTCCGAACGGCTGATTTGTCGTTTGCCGCGATTGCTTTCCCTCAAGGAAGTAACCGGAGGACAAATTCGCGAAAACTGGAATGATCTCGACCGCCACACCTTAAGGGCGGGAGTCAATCCCTTAGGGGCGGTAGGCAACCCCGGAGACGGTGAGTGATGTCGGCGGGAAGATCGTCGCGCCGTAGGCCATCAGCGGAGCCGCAATGGAGACGTTCAGCATTATCATGTGAGTGATCGTTTGGTCGGCTGCAACCAGCAACCCGCCAGCGACATCGTCTGCCGTGGTGTCAACCTGCGGATATCGAAGCGGCACGACCGGCTCTTCAAAGCGCGCTGTTGCATCCGGGCTTGCGATGAAAATGCCGCCGAGTCGGGCGTCCTCAACAAGCGGCTGCGTCTCTTCTGGAACGTCTCCGTTTCCGTAAACCGATTGGCCCGTGCCGACAAGTATCGTCCAGCCGCCCGGAATTGGCGTGCTGAACTTGAGAATCGAATATGCCATTTGCGGAACAGCGTCCAAATCAAGCTCTGGCCCGAGCGTTGCCCAAATTCCTTCCTGTTCCACTGCGGTTGGCGCATACAGTCCCCCAGCGCCGGTGGCTGAAATGTCGGGAGGATACCATGCGGCGATGGTCGTGCCGTTCCTGAACCCTGTCGGTGCGACCCATTGGGCGATGAATGGAATCCGCCCCAGGCTCGCGCGACGCGACCTTTTCCCACCTTTTGGCCGATGCATTACCCCGCCAGGAGTGTGAATTGAAAAAGAGCCGCTATCAAAAAGCATGCGGCGTTCGCCATACAACCCGCCTTGGACCTTCTTTGCCCAATCAGCAAACGGGCTGCCCCCGGACGGCTGCGGTGGCTTATATTCGTTCATCGATTTATCGGCTGTGGATTGTCCCGCGAGGGGTCACGATTATTTTCGCGCCGGTCACGAAAAGTATGCGTCGGCTTTTGGACGCGGAAACTTGCTTCTTTGCCCAATCAGCGAAAGGCGAGGAACCGGACGGAATCATTGGCTTCGGTTCGTTCATGAGTAAAGCAGGTCGGACCAGGCGTAACACCAGTATTCAAAGTTCAGCGCAATCTTGTTATCTGCCACCGTGTTGAGCGTAGGAGCCTGTTTAAGCCATCCGAGCGTGTAATCCGCAGGAATAGTCCCGAAGCTTGCTTGCGCTGCTGCTGCGGCAAGCTGAATGGCCGTGGTGTATGCGCGTGGAGTTGAAATCTCCGCGAGCATTTCGGCAGTCGTGTAAATCTTGTTCACGTCCGTGAATGCAACTGGAATCTCGTTTGCTCGCCGTCCAATGATTTGCGTCACCCGGAAAACGAATTGTGAATCGATATACGTGTCCTGGCCGGTAATGGCCATGTCGTAAATCTTGAGCGTGTTTCCCGTGAACGATGGCGCAGCGTCTCCCGGGCTCCTGTCCAGCGCATCCCGAATTTGCAAGATAACAGCCTGTCCAAGAGCGCGAGCCACCGGATGCTCAAAAATGCTCTTGCTGCTCGTGTTTGCCAGAAGCTCGTATTGAACATCAAGTATTGCGTTCGGATCTTCGTTCTCGCTGTATCCGGTTTGCGTGATTGAAAGCTTTGCGATGGGCGGTGACGTGTAGTCAACCTCGTAACGCACGCCGACAAGCTGACGCTCCAATTCCTCGATGGCTTCCTTTGTGCCCTCGTAATACTGCGTGAATGACGGTCCGCGAGACGGGTCGTAATCCCGCGAGAAGCCCGCCCGGACCAAAGCTGATACTCCGTTGACAATCATTTAGAAAATTGTTTCCTTAGGTTTTGCTGCCGAGAATCCGCCGCCTTTTTTGATGGCGTCCAAAGCGTCCGCAGCCTTGCGCGTGTTCTTCTCGATGTTGTTCAGCGGGCGATCTGCCGACATGACAAGCCCGCCCAGCTTCTGCCAGTTGTTCACCTCGGGTTTGTCGGCATTGCGAAGCTTCTTTTCCTTTTCGGGTGTGGCGTCGAACATTCTCGCGTTGACACCCTTAAATCTTGTGTCCTCCTCCCATGGTCTTTTGCTGTTACTTACACCGCCCAGTCCTTTAATTGCATCTGAGAGCGTTCCCATCATTGCCTCTTGAAGCTCTTCAAATGGAGCCGTTTTGAAAAGAGACCCCTTAACGGTTTCCTTGCCGCTAAAAAGCCCTTTCAGTAAAAGCTTTGCAGACTCAAAGCCGCCAACTAAAACGTTTGCAAACGTCGTTTTTGATTGGGATTTAAGATCGTTCAGTTTGTCTCCAACCTTATCGAGCCGATCAATGACACTCTTGTCGATTGCAAGCCCAAGCCTGTCGAAGTTGTCGATCATCCCGCCGATGCCTTCCTTCATCGCTGGAATAAGCGAGTCGGCGCTCTTTCCCATCAACGCAAGCATGCTGGCCATGTATTTCGTTGAATCACCAGCGCCTTTGATGACATCTGAAATCTGCCTGAACAGTTGAAGGTTTGGCGCGCTGCTTTTCAGCATGTCCAAATCGATTCCGTATTCTGCGAAATTGGAGCGTGCTTTTGAATCTCCTCCGAGCGCCGCGCTTCTCGCAACCGCGATCTTTTTCAGCGCCGATGCCATGTCCTCGATAGATGCGCCGGTCTGTTCTGCCGCGTAACCAAGTGCCTGAACCTCCTCCGTAGTGATGCTCATGCGCGCGGCCTGGTCGTGAACCTTGCCGCCGTAATCCACAATCTTCTTAATCTCTGCCCCCATCTTTGCCGCAGCCGCAATGAGTGCCGCCGGTCCAAACGCGGCAGCGAAAGCCATCTTAATTCCGGCGGCGGTGGATTTCGCCTGGCTATCCACCTGCTTCATGCCGAGCTTGAACCCGCTCGCATTCAGCCCGAGGAACGCCTGTAGATTGAGAAAGTTTGCCATGCGTCAGTTTCCCTGCGAAGCCATTACCTTTTTGGCCCAAGCTTCAATCCGGGCGTTCACTTCTGGATCGTTGGCAACCTCGTGCAGCGCCTTCTCTTCCTCGGACACAAATCGAATGAGCCCCTTGCCTTCCATGGCCGTCAGGTAATCAATAATGGCCGCAGAATAAACCGTGTTCAGCGCCTCAGCTGGACTGCGTCCAAGCTCCTGCTCAAGCTTCACCTTCAGGAATTGCGAGAACGGAATTGCGCTGTCGAATTGCGCTTCGTTGCCGTTGCTTATTACCTTGAATTCCGGCTCGCGGGAGTGCTCCTCGATATACGTCTGGAAAAACTCGATGGCTTCCAGCAAATCGAACCGGCCGCAAAGCTTTCCCCACGCCCAAAGCTTTAGCTTTAGAAACCGGCTGTTGAGTTGCCGCAAAGCCTCCTCGAACGGGAACGAGCAAAGGAAAACGGAAAGGATCAAGTCTCCGTAGATGTTTGAATCGTCGGCTTGCTTTTGGGAACCGACCGCAAAGGAAGATTCGAAACGCTCTAGCAGGATTTGATGCCCGAGCGTGAACGGCTGAAGATTACGGCCAAGAACCCGGTATGGTTCTGGAATAGCCGCTAGCGAAAATGCGGCTTTCATAAAATGGTTTACGAAGTGATCGCGACTTGGACGGCTTTGTCAACGTGCTTGCGCATTTCAATGGAGATCGAGAAATTGCCAGTGTTACTGCCGGATTTGCTGGCGCGAACGCACTCAAAGACGGTCACAATCTCGCCATCGAAGTCGGGTGTTGCGGAGTCCCCGATTGTAATCAAAGTTCCGGGGTCTGGAATTACATTTGCAACCTTTGCGTCTGCGATGGTTGCGCCAGTCGGGATGACTTCAATAGTGAAGTTCCGCTTGCGATTGTGCCAAACGCTCAGAATCTCGTCGCCTTGGTAATCGCGAGCCGTGGCGTTGTCAGCCTCGGACGAAAGCTGGTAGGACTGCGGCTCGAACGTAGTGAGACCAGTCACGCTTAGTGTGTTGGGCATTCCCCACACAACGGCCTTAGTTCCGCGCATCAACATACACCTAAGCGTGGAGAGTCAACGTTTACATATCGGCTTGCCCGTAAACCATTGCAATGCGGATCGTGTTCTCCCAATTTGCGCCGTTGCGGATCGCGTGCCCGTTGTCCACAACGCGGGCTTCCAAAGCTGAGAAGTCGGAAGTGTGCAGACCGATGGCTTCATTCAAAGCCTCGATTCCGAACGCATCAAAAACTTCCTCGCACATAGCCGCGAAGTCCGCATCCGTGGTGTGCGCAACGATGGCTTCGACCGAGACGGCAAGAATGCCTTGGAAAAGAAGCGTGTTGACCACGGCCTCCGAATGCGCGCCCTCGGCAACGACCGTAACGCATGGCATTTCCCGCGTGTTTGCCTGCTCGTTTCCTTCGTTGGATTCTAGATCGATTGTGTTCTGAATGCCCTTGTAAACGTTGGTCACGAGCGCGAAAGGCGTCGCGAGATTTGCGATGTAATTGTAGGCTGCCGTCTCGAGTGCTTGCTTTGGATTCATTTGGATTTTGCGTAGGCTTTTTCAGCGGTTCCGGCCATTTTCTTGGCCAAGTGCGACATCTTATTCCGCGCCTCGGTTTCAAACCCGATGGCCAGCGCGGCCTTCGTGCGTTCGTCGATGTATCCGCGATGCGCCTGATCGAACGAGTTGACGTTGTATGAAACCTGCGCCTGCGGGCTCCAGCCGGGTTTGGCCGGGATGGCTGTGCTTCGGCCCATTACGCGCGAGGATGCGCCGTCTAGGAACGTCCCCGGCCCGCCAAAAGTTCGGCCAAGGATGCGAAGTGCGTTGAGCCAGCCTGCCTTGAGCGTGCCGACTCCGCGCGCGCGTTTGGATATTAGCTTGCTTGTGGCACTTTTCATGGCCGAGCCGTATAGCCCTTTTTTACCTGACCTGCCAAGCCTAGCATTGATAATGAGATTCGCGAGCGTTGCTCCGCTTTGCATCACCCGGCTGAACCTTATCTTGCCTTTTTTGTTCAACCGCGCCGCGCCAGCAACAGAGCCTGTCTTTTTGTTTGTCCGTTTGTATGTTTGTGCCTGATACGATTTAACGCCTAGCTCGCGCTCAAACTTCGCACGATCTGCTTTCGGAGTTTGCTGTCCTGCCACCTTGACGACATTGAACATTGAGGAATTAACGGCCAAGCTCAACTCGCGCTCGGTTTGCGCAAGGTAATCCTGCATTACCGCCTGCCACCTAGGATTTAATCGGAACTCGTCCATTTCATTTCCCGCTGTTCAAGTCTACTAGGTTTAGACGGTAATAGGCTCGGCTCGGATCCTCGGAGCATGTGCCGACTTTGTAATTCTTCCCGCGAAATTGAACCTTCTTTCCTGCGATTGGATGCGGCTTGCTCGCGTCCGCGGTAAATGCCGAGTCGCTGTCCATCGTGCCTATTCCAGACCAATCGACCGAGACAAACACGCTGCGCTTAACGATCAGCGTCAGGCTGACGAAGTATTCCTGTCCGCCGATGAGCGCCAGCAGCCCGCGCTCCGCATTGCTTGGAATGCATTCGATTTCAACCGATTGCTGCGGATTGCCGAAATACAGGATGAACTTCTGCGCGGTCGCGTCGTCCAATTCTAGCAAGTCGGCTTGCATCTCGTCCATTGCTTCTTCCAGTTCAGTTCGAATCGACATAAATCAAAAAGGCCAGCCAGCTTTTCGCCGACTGGCCCCCAACCAATAAACCAATGAACCAAGCGTCCTAAGGAAAGGGATTAGGAATATTGCGTCGCAATCAATGTCCCGCAGGAAGCATCGATGACTTTCTCGGTCGTGTGCTGGCGCACGCGAACGATGTTAGACCGAGTCGCTTCCTCGCGGTAAGATTCCGTCACAAACAAGCCGCCCTCGGCGTTCCAAACAATCGTGCGACCAGCGCCGCCGTTGTAAAAGTCTCCCGCGCCGACTTTGCCGACCCAGATGTAAGTATCGCTCCAGATTTTTCCGGCGCTGTAGGTCTGCGTCGATTTCTTCACGGCGCTGTCGTATCGACCCATGCCGATCAGGCATTGCTTGATGCCGTTCGCGGCGAAGGCCTGGGCGATGGCGTTCGGAGTCACGTTTGCGCCGGGCAGATTCTGGCCGACCAAAAACGACTTGAGAAGCGTCGAGCGGCGAGCGCGGTTAAACACGTTCGAACTCATGACGATGGTGTCCGGGCGTTCGGCGTTGTCCGCCACGCGCTCAATAGCTGCCTGCACGTCGGCAGGCAGGTCCATGGTCGCGATGTTCGCATCGGTGTATGCAACCGTCGAGTTAGTCGCACTGCCCCACGTCGATGCGTGGAAGATTTCAGCCGCAACCCGAATCTCATGCGAGAGCCGCATGGCGCGCAAAACGTTCTGAGCCGACACGGATTCGGCGCTGAAGAATCGCGCGACGTCTTTGGCGTCGCAATCGTCAATCGCCTCCTCAAGACCGCGATCAACGGTGTCGTAGGTGTCGTTCGTCCACGCGCGTTTGATCCGCCCGTAGCTGGCTCCGCGTTCCCGGCGAGTATCGCCCGGCTTGAGCAATTCGCTGATCGATTTCGTGAGCTTGGCGTAAGTGCCGCTCTTGGCGTCAACTCCAAACTCCGGCATCAGGATCGAGCCGATGAAGAAGTTGTCGGCCTCTCGCGCCTCAATCAATACCTGATTAAGGTCGGCCCTGATTGTTGCTCCGCTGTTTGGATACATAAATATTTGCCTTTATCTGAAAACGTTTAGTTGTTCACGTAAGTGATGAGCAGCAGCCCTGCGCCTTCGGAGAAGGCTGTAACGCTCGAACCTTCGATGCTCAGCGTGTCGCCAGAAACGAACGTGTTCGCTGCGGTCACCGCAGTTCCGGCAACCATAACTCCGAGCGGAGTGCAGTTTGCGGAAGTCAGAGCAACAGCGCCGCCGGTGAGATTGGTCGTGCCGATCTCAAGGTTGAGCGTGGCCGCCTTCGATCCGGTGGTAACAGCCGTGGTCACCAGGAAATTCACCGAGGTGATCGTGCCCGAGAAACTCAACGGGATTGCGGTCGCAACGTCGCCAGCGGTTACGGTCGAAAGCACAATGGGAATTGTGAGAATTCCAGTGTTTCCACCGCCGCCAACGCCAAGCGCCGGGGTGGCCGTGAAAATGTCACCGTCAGCCAAAGCGGCAGACGCAGCAACAAAGCCCGTCCATCCGCCCGCCGATTGCACGTCGTCCACTTTTCCGGAAGCGGAAGGGTAAAGGCGGTCGCCGACTTCAATGGCTCCAGCCGCCACGAACATGTGCGTGCCCGGAGAGTTGCGAAGGCGAACTGTGCCGGTGCCGCTCGCCGCGATGGCTGAAATCGTAGTTCCAATCCAATCGTCAGTTGCGCCAGCCGCAGAAATGTTGCCGCTGGAATCGAGCTTGACGCGGACCCCCAATCCAATCGCTGTGGCAGTAGCCGTCAGCGCGATGAATCCCGTCGTGTTTTCGTAGGTATGAGCCATATATTTGCCTTAGATTTTCGATGTGTCGCCCGCGCGCCATTCGGCGTATTCAGCCGGAAAAGCCCGGATACAGAAGTTGATCGCTTCCGCTTTGGTTTTTGCCTTGCCTTCCTTGATCAGAGCGTCCAGCCGAGCGGCGAAATTAAGCCTTTGTCCGCCAGCGGGATTCGACGGGGCCGGGGGAACCCCGAGACTAGCCGTAATTGCGGCGGCTTTTTCAGCAGCGCGTGCTTCAACTTTGGCTTCAAACTCGGTGACCGCCGTTTGCGCGGCAGCGAGATCGTTTTCAAGTTTAGCCTTGTCGGTAGAAAGTTGAGATACTTGCGAAGTAAGCGCGGAAACCTGTCCGGAAAGTTTATCTACTTCGGATTTCAGCTTGGTTGCCTCTTCGGCAATCACGGCTTCATTTTCAGACGATGCAGAGGCGGCGCTTGCTTTAGCGGCAGCTAGCTCGGTTTCGAGTCGCTCAATCTCGGCGTTTGCTTCAGAAATTTTAAACCAGCGATAATTCTTCGCCATGCACTAACGCCGCAAGTCAACGCATGAAAGATTCGATCACTTCACTCATGTCATCCACTAGTCCATCAACCATTCCAATTTCTGCGGCAGCGTCTCCAAAGAAAACCTGCCCCTCCAAGTATTCGGCATCCACTAATCGACGCGACGTAATTGCTGATTTGAACTTCGAATGGATGTCATCTACTTGATCTTGAAGCATTGCTCGCTCGCGCTCGGTCATGGCCTTGAAGCTAGCCCCGGCAAGTTTGAATTCCCCTGCTGAAATCGCGTTTACCTTCATGCCCATTTCTTCGAATTGCTTGCTTCGGTCCAAGTAAATCGAATAAACGCCGCACGAACCAACCGATGCAGATTCGGTGCAGTAAAATTTGTCGGCCTGAGACGCAAGCCAGAGAGCGCCAGAGCAGCAATCGGAATCCGTGAAGGCAATCACGTCTTTGCTTATTGATGCAATCTTTTTTCCAAGCTCCGGTATTCCGGTAACAACCCCGCCCGGACTCCGGAAATCGAGTAGGATGTTGCGGATTTGATACGACGCTTCTGCCTTGTCTAGTTCTTTTCCAATCGCGTCAACAGAGCATCCGCCGCACATCATTTCCAGTGATGATAAATGCTTTCCCAGAACTCCGTGAACCGGAAGGATTAAAGTCTGCCCGTCAATTCTCGGGGACGAATCGTCTTCATCGGAATCGTCTTTTTGCTGGTCGAAAATGCCGATGTTTGCCCCCGAAATGTGAGCCTCGAAAAGCGCCGTCAAAGAGTCGTGCTTCTCTTTGGTTATCAACCACGGTTCGTTGTAAAGCTTTTGCGCAATTTGCGGGTAATTCTTCATTCGTCTTGCGGGTTGTCTTGCGTGGTGTCTTGCGGTTGCGCAACAGCGGCTGGCGCATTGGGAATCGTTTGGCAAATCGAGAAGTATGCTTCCTGAATCGTGAGCCCGAACTGCTTGGCGATGCGTTGTGCCATCTCCCACTTGGCCACCGTCTCACGCTCTTTCTTCACCTTGACGACGCGGCTGGAGCGCCCGCGAGATTCGATAGCATCTTCGTCCGTCAGCCATCCTACCTGCGCTTCTTTAAGGTCAATCTCGCTCTCGTATTTGCGGTCGCTGGTAACGTCCGCCGGTCCTTGAAATTCCCATTTATACCACTCGGAATTTGGTCGCAACATCCCGAGTTTTATGAACTTCGAAATGCGATAACCGCAAATCCGACGCATTGCTTTTGCCGCAAGCTTTTGGTTTTTGGCCACGGTCCGCTTGATCTTCTCAACGATCACTCGGGTCATCGCGCCGCCTGTGCCGTCCGGCTTAAGTGTGAAGTCCAAAGACCAGTCGATTGCGTAGAAACAGCCGCGAAGGATTCGATCCTCGTAATTTTGTTGGTTGGCGCTCGGACGGTCAGCCACAAGCGTGGCTATGCTCGAATCGGTTCCAGCCTTCAGGTAATGGTAAACCCCACCCTCGAGAACTTCAGAATACAGCCCGCCCGTAGCGTTCGCGCTTCCGCTCGATCCTGCGGTTAAAAGCTGCGCTCCTGGCGGCGCTTCGCCAGCTTCGTTCGTCTCGATCAAAGTGATCCGTGCCGCTGCTTTCTGCGCCAGCTTTTCAAAATCGCGAGTCTCTCCGATGTCCTGAAAATCAGCAGCGCAAGTCGCCAGCGAAGGAATGCCAACGAGCTGGTCCGGCTGCATCGCGAAATACGTCGGAAAAAGGCTTTGCGCCGAGATGTCCCGGAACGTTGACGGAGGATCATCGTAAAGCCGATAAGCTTGCGCCGCGCCGTATTCGTTTACAATGTTGCCAGCGATAACGCGCGAACCTGCCCACGGGTTTGCCGTTCCAGTATATGGTTCCCCATCGTAAGTCGGAGGTGAAAATGGATCATTGATTGATACTGTGGTCTCGTCGATTAGCCCGCCGATTCGGTGCGCCGGAATTACCTGTATCATCGGGAACCCGTTTGAGCTTTCGGTGAGCAAGGTCCAATATGTTCCGTCAAGCCGAGTGTGGATAATCAGATTGTGTAGGTATGAATCCTCGTCGTTCGGCCAGCCGCGGACATCGAACATGTCGGAATAATCCAGAAGCATTGCCGTGGCTTCGTCGCCCCAATCTTGGTCGGCGCCCGCGAACTGTGGGGCGAAATGCGAGACGGAAAGGTTTGCTTGTTCGAGCAACGCCCCTTGAACCATCGGGTATTTCCAGAAAAGATATCGGCTAACGTCTCGCGCGCGAGCCAGCCCCGTTGCGCTGATGTTTCGATGAAAATCGAACTGAAGATTGGGAATCTGCTTGCGGTCGTAGGAAGTGTTTGCCGCCGGTATCAACCGATTTGAACCGCCGCCGCCAGCCGATGCCCCTCGCCGGTCGTAAAATTTATAAGGTTTTTCGGCCATGCGATTAGGAAAATTGAACTGTCGTGCGATTGATTCGCGGCGTTGTGGTCAATCCGCGTCGCTGGTATTCGTGCGCAACTGAGCGGAGAAGAACGTCAAGCGTCACACCGAAAGCCTTTGTGACTGAAAGGTCTGGAGTGTTAATGCCGACGATGGATTTGCCGCCTGTGGTTGTTAGCTCCGTCGCCACCTTGCTGCGCAATGCAACAAGCTCGGCATTAGTTAGGAAAGTAAGGTCAACGAGCGCCACACTTTAGGCGGCGCAGTCAATCTTAAGAGTCTCGCTTTAGCGCGACTTTTGGTGGCATTCGACGATGCCGGAACTGATCGTCAAAGACTGAATGTCCCAAAGCATCGTGCCTGCTGGCATGGTCAAGGAAAGCTTCTTTGTGCAGAACGCGGCGCTTGTGGTGGCAGAAGCCAATGCGGTAAACACCGTGTCATTCAGGCAAACGACAACGCGGTAATCCTTGCCGGTCACCGCCCCATCGGCGGAGGTCCAGACTTCTTTCGGATAAACTCCAAACTGTTGCTCGAACATCGCTTCGTTTCCTTGCCTTAAATGGCTTGAGTCAATTTGAGCCTCGCGGATTACGCACGAAAGCCGGTTGCTCAACCCGGCCCAATCTGGAACATGCCGCCAGCGTGCAGTTTTAAAACGCTCTCACGAGTTACGTTTGCAGAAATGGAGCGGGGCCGGTTTGTCCATGGACGATCCCCGCACTTTAAAGCGCGCAGTCAACCGAAAAGAAAAAGGCCCGCATCCCAAGATGCGAGCCCAATCGACACGTTTTGACATCGTGTCCTTACCCGGCAAAACCCACAAGGTTAACCGGGCAAATTTTCAACATCCTCGAAATAGTATGGATTCCACTGGCCGTAAATGAAAGTTGTTTCAATGGTGTTTCTCCACGAAAGCGTGAACTCATTAAAGTCGGTGTGAACTTCGAACTTTGCCTTAAGCCATCCGTGCCCGTTCTTTCCGTTTCGGCGGTAAACCCGATGAAGGTTGCGCGCGAACGATGGTTGTTTGGTTTTCTTCATTTCCTTTCCTCGTGATGTTCTGGAACCCCGTCCCCTATAATACGCGCCATGCTTGCCGCGAGATTTCCAAGGCAATAGCAGTCCATCAAATGATTCGGCCTGTTGCCGATCACCTCGTATCGCCAGACTTCCCGGCCTTGCGGGTCCGTGCTCCTGACTTTCTGCTCCGCGTAAAGATGCGCCGAGAACTCTTTGCAGACTCGTGGGCCGACAAACGATAGCCTTCCTTTTTCCATTTGTTCGCGGCGCGCGAATGCAATGTCCTTAATCCAAGGATTGCTCCAATGGATAACCGGGCAGGTCCTGCCAGACAGCCGCGAAAGCTCCGCATCGTTCGAATGCAACCCGAATGAAGGATCGCCCTTCGCTGGGGGCCATTGGAACGCCAGCCGTATCCGCTGCCCCTTCTGTGGTCCTCGTCGCGGCGTGTATGTGTATGAATCACGGTCCTCGCCCTTGGTTGCCACCCAAGTCTGCCAAGCGGCTTGCGGGCGCCCGTTCATGTTGACGACGACTTCCTTGCCGCGCTTCACGCATTCAGCGAAGACCTCCCGCATCCGGTCTCCGCAATCCACAAAAACTGAGGAATGCGGCACGTTGAATTCCTCCTGAACCGCTTGGACATCGTCCCAAGTCCGAAGCTCTCCGGCCCAAATGTTCATTTCGCTGCCGTTTTTCGACCAGCATTGGACAAGGGCCCAGAACCCGAGGCGCTGAACGTCAACCAGCAGGAAGATGTAATCTTGGTGCTCCCAGAACTTACCGGACTCGCTCGGCTGCGCGATGGTCACCGGCAATTCCCGGATGGCCGTATCGTTGTCAACCCACGGCTCGCCCAGGCTTTCCTGCACAAAAACCTTTAGTGGTTCCTTGTCGCCTCGACTGGCCGCAACCTTTGCCTTCAGAAACTTGATTGCGATCTTCTCCCAATCGCATTCCGGCCACGGCATATACATTTCGTTCCAATGCATCGATACTTGCTCCGACGCCATCGGGTTTGTCTGCACCGCCTCAATGGTTTTAATCAGCGAGAGCTTGTCGCTATTGCGGAACTGATGCTTGCACTCCGGATTTTCGCATTCATACCGGACAGTTTTAGCAACCTCGTCGAAATTCCAAACGCCTTCGCTCGGGTGTGTTGTCGGATTGTCATCCCAAATCATTCCGCCGTGTTCGCGCGCTTTCGGGAAAAGGACCGTGGCTTTGCGCCCGAATCGGAACGGCTGCTTGTGCTGGCAATGCGGGCAGGTCCAATGGAAAAAGTGTTGCGTGCCGTCCTTGAATGTTTGGTGGAGCTCGTCGTCCTCGATCCCCGCCGTCGAGAACATGATCTCTTTGTAATTCCGAATCGTCTTGTATCGGTTCCGAATTCCCTGCATGGCCCCGGGCGGGTAATTGCGGATCTCGTCGCACAAGACCACGGCGGCGGTAATGCGTTCCCTGTTCTTCCGGTTGTTCGCACCGAGAACGTAGAGGTTCATCGAGTCGAACTGGATTAGTGTTTGGTTCTTCCGGTCGCGCCTGGTCGGCAGCAATGGCCGGACGGCGGCGCAGTCCTCAAGGTCAGGAAGCAGCCGAGTCTTGAAGAACGTCTTCGCGCTGACGTTGTCGTCCTGATACCAAATCATCTCCTGCGGTCGATTCTTCGCGCTCCACATGACAAAAAATTCCGTGTTCTTTGTTTTCGCCGATTGCGCGGAAACCATAACCGCGATTCGCTTAACCCGCGGATTCTGGCATTGGTTCAAAAAGAACTTGCCCATCGGAACCCAATCGAACGAAACCTTGCCTTTGATTTCAGAATCGTTGCCAAGCTCAACGTTTTCCTCAACCCATTGCCAAATCGGTTGGTCGGACGGCGGCGTCCAAGCGTCGGCTAGGATGGTTTCGGCGGCGGTCATTTTGAATCGTCGCTTAACCGAATCAAGTGCACTACGTGGTATCCGTTCGACATGACAACCGTTGCCACAAGCTCGCCGCGTTCTGGAATTTCGTCCCCGGTCATTACGACAATGTAACTACAATGATGTGGCTCTTCTGAATTAAACCAAACAGAAACCCGGTTCTGGCTATTGAAATCCCCGGCGGTTTGGTTTCCGAACGTCACGTTTCGGGGAGCTTTGAAAACCTCCCCGGAATAAATGGTTTGCCTCCAGATTGCGCTTTTCATTGTTTCTTCCTCCGCTTCAGCGCGCCAACATAGAATCCTGGCTGATGTTTTCGGCCTTGGCCGATGTCGGCGGCTAAATCGCTTGGGTAATCGTTGGTCATTCCTCCCCTTCTACTGTGCGCTTTTCATCCAACCATTCATCCAAATCGGAGCGCCTATACATAATATCCGCGATCTGACGTTCGTTGAGTATATCCTCGCATGTGTTTTTCATTTCTCGCACCAATCTCCCTTCGCCATTTCCTTGGCAATGTCCAAATGCGCCTCGCCGACAATCTCCACAATCGCCGCCAGTTTCTCGTCATCCAGACCGAGGCGCATTTTGATCTTCATCGAAATGATTTTTTCACTGCCGAGGAGCTTGGACTTTGCGGCCAGGACCGAGCGCGTGTAGGTCCGCTTCACCTCGTCCACTGGAATCACCCGCCGCCGCGCTTCCGCGAGCTTGTGCTCCTTGAGCATCCGGTCTGCGCGAGTCTTGAGCGCCTCCTCAAGCGCCTGATTCACCGGCCCGGAGTCCGCAATCTCTGGATGGTCGGCAACCCACGCCAAGAGTTTGTCACAATCAACATCGCCCCGGCTGCGGAATGCCCCACAACCCGCCGCTTTGGCTGCCGAGACCACGGACTGCGGGAGCCCCGTCAGTGATGCGGCTGCGCTTAGCGTGGGCGCAATGCCGAGGCGTTTAGTGCGTTTTTGCTTAGTTTTTTGGGACATCGGAGAGCTCTTTGCTTCTCTTTCT